TCTTCTCCTCGGCCTTCTCACGCATTGACCATATCTCGACAATGCACAAGGTGATAGACACCAGGATAGATGCCAGCGGAACACAATGGATGGAGTCGTGCGAGAACTGCGCCCAAACAAAGTGGATAAGCGTGTCGATGCCAGCACTGATAAACAACACTCCCTCATAGAGAGCGAACTTGGTGATTGACCTGCTGAACAGGTACGATGTCCTTGCTTCGCCCCTCAGTTTGGCCTTGCGCCAGCCGAACATGGCATCCATGCACATGGCACCTATGACCACGCACATGGCCACGACCACGATGAGGTACATGATGGGCAGACCCTTGATGATGTGCATATAATCTCCCATAGCCTTACCCCTTTCCAAAATGCAATCCTAAAATGAATAACACTGCGATAGCGACACCGATGCAGGTGAAGGCGAGGTCTTTCCAGTCCCACTCCCAGTTGTAGCGGTTGTCGCACCATTCTTTGACACCGCCAGCGATGATACCAGCAGTGCAACCCCACAATCCCGCAAACAGGTCGTAGGAATTGACATAGCAGGGGATGCCCACCACCAATGCGATGAGCAGACCAGCCAATATATGTTTTACTTTGTCGTTCATGTTACGTCAGTAATTTATCTTTGTCAAGGTCATAGACCATTGCGGCCATGTCAAAGTCAGTGTATATGCTGCCGTAGTAGCCACGCTGCCACATCAGCATCGTTCCTGATGTATCGACAAAAGGTCGGGCATTACGCCAAGCCTCATTGTTCTTGACGTTCTTCTCCCGATACAACTCTTTCACCGATGCCCATGAGCCGTTGCTATATTCGTACAACTCCATGACATCATAGTCCAAGTTGTTCTCGGTAATGGTTCTCGCTGCAATAATCTTCGTTGGTGAGGCGAATGTCGCACCCATCTGATAGTTGTAGCGCAACCAGCCACCGATGCACAGGTCGGAAAGCACACCGTTACGATACACCTTGTAGTTGGCTGGTGCAGTATTCGACACACTTCCCATAGAAACGGCGATGCACACTTCTGCGTAAGGTGACGGGGCCATGTCAAGCAGTCGCTGCGAGTTGTAGTTGCCCTTCGGAATGACCACATCAAACGAAGTGTTGAGTGTGGCGGTTGCAAGCGTGCCGACAATGTGGTCATTATCAATCTGCCCGTTATACACGTTTCCGCTCTCAAAATCAATGTAGGCAAGCCTTACATTCGGGTCAGCGGCCTCTGGGTTGCTGGTCATCGCAACACGCAGCACGTTGGGCATGTCTGTAACGATGTTGTATCGGCAGTAGTATTGAGGAGTGGCCTTGAGCCATGCCTTCGGTGTTGACCAGTTAACAAAGTCAGTCGATTCGATATACTGCCAAGTCTGCGGGTATTCCCATGTCTCGCCTGTCGGTTGGGTGACACGGCAGAACAGCACATACTTGCCGTTGATGTAGAAGCACTGCGCATAGGTGGTGTTCCCTGCAAACTCGACTACCGTCACATTGTCGAACTCGTCAATGACACCAGCCACCTTACTTCTGCGAATGAACATGTGCTTGCCAGTGGCATGGCCGTCTGCATAGGCAACACCGATTCGGCCATCCTGCAACTGGATAACCATAGGTGCGTTGTGGTCATCGACCTCATTACGCATCAATGTCACCCTCTTGGAAGCCCCCGACCTCAGTTCGTAAGAGCCGACACCAGAGCATCCGTTGCTGTCAGTCCATCCCCAGATGAGCGTTTCGCTATGCTGATACATGAACGAATGAGGATGAATCCACCATGACCAGCACTCGTTGAACATGCCCACCGAGAACTCGTTGATGTTGAAGTTCGGATAACCGCCAAGGTCGGTCTTGGCCTCATCAAGCATGTATGCACCAGTTGGTGTTGTCTGCACGACAGGCATGTTGGTTTTACGAGAAGAAACGATGAGCCTATATGCGCCCGAAGGTGCAACCACATCAGCCTCTCCAATATTGTTGATTCCTGTGTCAACACTGATGATTCGGTCATTGCCGTCCACGAAGCACCACAATCGCCACGCTCCGATGCTCCTAAACCCTTCGATATGGAATGGTGTTCCCTCAATACACTGGATAACACCACTCACATAGATTGGTTTCTCGTTTCTCGTATAAGATATGATTGAGCCAACTCCTCCGTTGACCGTAATATATCCATCATCGGTGAAATTGTTGGAAATGTCAATCTTACACAAGTCCTCGACTCCTCCCACACGATTGACAAGAGGATTCCACTCAAGCAGGTCATAATAGTACTGCCTGTCATGGCTGACAAGAGAGAAGTCATCGTAATTGGAATTGACGTTGACAACAAGCCATGCGGTATTAGCTGGTGCAGTGATGATTCCGTCTTTCGATGCACTGCCCTCCTCAAGCATTGTCTTGTCGGAAGCGACAAAATAGTATGCCCTTCGGGTGTTGGTGGCCTCACTTTTCAGGTAATACTCAAGCCCAGCACTACTCTCGATGATGAGAGAATTGTAACTGCCCGACTGAATATATGTCAACGTACTCACATCGGCCACATAACCAATCTTCATCAAAGATGACAAGTCGTAGTCGGTGGTACTCATCTCGACATTGCCAATTCTGCTGCCCAACTGACTCACGACAGTTTTCACCTGCTCCGCACTCACAAGCTGGGCAACTCCGTTGATAATATCACCGCCTTCGTCGATGTCATTGACAAACCTTGCAGATGTAGCCTCGGAACCATAATAAACATTTGTCGTGAAACCAGTGCCCACTTTTACCGTCATGCGGAAATATGCGGCATTTTGCGGGACTGAAACTGCAAGGCCGTTTGCGTTTGCTGATGATGCGTCAACGGCAGAATTGGCGATATATGTCTTGGAAGAATCGTAGAAAGCGAGAACGGCAGGCGAGCCGCCAGTCCAAGTCCATGCACATGTAACCTGCGTGACCACCGAGCCGTCAATGGGGATGAAATCGCTCTTGTTCCAGTCGCTTGAACCTGAAATTTGCGAACCGTCTGACTTTTTGATATATCCCGACTGGGTGCAGACGCTGTTGTCGTATGAGCCTCCGTTGCTGATTTTCCTCAACTCAATCTTGTCGTTTAGTTCCTTGCCCATGTTCGCACCGAGGACATAGACCTTAGACAATGTGTCCGTAGTGCCGCCGTTGAGGTTGTTGACGCTCTCGATGCCATCAGCACTCGCCACACCGCTGTTGCCTTGAGGCCCAGCGGGACCTTGAGGGCCAACTGCACCATCAGCACCAGCAGGCCCTTGTTGGCCTACTACTTCTCCCAAGTCTACATTGCCGTTGCTATCAGGCTCGACAGGTTCTCCGTCATTGATGCTCACCGACTTCACCTTGCCAGCGTTCTCCACCAGTCCATCCACCTCGTCCTTGTTGTACGTCTGCGACTTGGGATAGATATCCGCTGAGTTGGCCTTATTTGCGATGGTCGCAACCGCAGCCTTGTCCTCGTTGGTGAAGTCGTTGGTCGATAGGCCCTTGCCGTTGACCGCATCGACCTTGCCGTTAATCTCGTTTTGCAGTTCGGTCTTGTCGCTCTGCTGCAATGCAGTATCGGCCTTGTCAAGTGATGATTGAACACCACTTGCAAGGTCACTCTTGGGAATACCACCAGCGGGAGGTGCATACCCTCCACCTGCCGCATCTTCGATTTCCTGTTCCATCTCGGCCAGCTTGGTGGGCAAGTCCTTGCCGTCAGGCTGGAATTTCACGTCTTTGGCAAGGATGTCGTAATCGACAGGGTTGCCTTGCTCATCATATATTTTTAAAACTTTGTCTAAAGCCATGTTTTCAGTCCTTGATATTGATGTTTACGTTGTTGGCGTTCACTTCAACACTCGACTCGCCATAACCTGCACGGAGGTTCACTGAGTCAGTGCCGATGTCGGCATTGAGGCCGTTATTGGCATACAGGGCCACATAATCACTGCCGATGATCACGGCAGCGGCACGGCCTTGGATGATGGGATAGTAGGCAATGACATCGAAGTCGCTGCCTTCGTAGGTCTGCCCCTCGTCGGTAGTATCGACAACATGGAGGATTTTCTCACGCTTGAGGCGCATGTGCTGACCTCCGTCGATGCTGTCATAATACACCTCGATGTCATACTCACCGCACGGCAGATGACCCTCGTCAGTGAAATGCACATAGTTGAATGATGAGAAAGCATGATACTGGCGGATGAGCAGACCACGGCGCAGTACTACCCACACGTCCGTGATGAGTTTGGCTTCTTTGTTCTTGTTCAATGAGCCGTCACGCAGTTCCGCATAGACTTCCTCGATAGGAAAGCCGATGGTAATCCTGTTTCCCTGGGTGTGTAAAATCTTCGTCTTTGCCATAGTCAGTCCCCCACTGCGATGATGCGGCAACGGGTTTGCCGTGCCGTGCGTTTCTTGGTGTTGTGCATGTTGGCATACTCAAGACACTCGCCAAGGTATTTCTCGGCAATGGTCATGGTATCATCGTACCGCTTCAACTCACCATCGTTGGTGTGGTAAGCGTATTGGTCTTGGTGCTGCATGGCACCCGCACGGGCGATGATGTTGCCATCGTTTCGCAGCATCTTCGCATAGACGAAGTATGCCAATGCCTTTCGCAAGCCGTTGCAGTAGCGTTTCTCGCCATCGGTGCCACAGCCGCACCAGGTGCCGGGGTCGTACTCACCGCCATCCAACAGGATGGTGGCATCAAAGTCCTCGTCATAGATGGTTGACCAGTCAGCAGCGCACGGGTCGGTCATCGTGGCCAGCTTCATGGTCGGCCAGCCGATGGCGGGGATGATATGCACATCCTCGCACTCACGGGTGAACTGCGCTATCTCGTCATCATCGGTGTGGATGCTGACGGGACGAGCCAACGCCCGGAACTGCTCTGGCCAAATAAGGAGTTGTCGTTGCTCGTTATACATCTCTCATTCCTGCGTATTGGATGGGTAAAATGGTTGTGTCTGCATTGCGCATAATCGGCTCATGCCATGCGGCCAAAATCTTCGACAGGCCACGCTGGATAAACCTCTGCTCGTTCTTCACCTCACCTGCATAGTAGGTGTAGGCATCGGCCATCACGTCACCGCTGAAGCCAAGTTTACCGATGCGGATAGCGTAGAACAACTCTTGATGGAACTGCGCATAGATGCGTTCAATGACTGAGGCATCGGTGGCGGTGAAATCCTTGTCGTAGTTGTTCGCAGTGAACGGCACGACTTCGGGTTTGTCCTCATCGTTCTCCAGTTCGACAAGCAGCAGTTTTCCAACCCGCTCATCGCCCTGGAATGCCGCAAGGTCTTCGGGGGTGATGGTGGGTGAACTGATGTCATTTCCGTCCTGATCGAACTTTGGTACACCACGCTTGGTGATGAGCATGGCCGATGTCAAGAAGTTGTTTCGGGCATTTCGGTTCTTGATGTTACCTAAACCCTCCTCAGTACTCATGTCGCTAATCACGGCATCGTAGATGGGGGTGGGGTAGATGTTTCTACCAGCCATCGAACACCAAAGGATTTGACCGTTGTAGCGGTCAATGCCGTCAGCCATCATGATCTGCTCACGCACCGCCTCATGGTTCGGGTTGAACACGTTGAAATGCTCGACATGCTGCTCATCCACGGTGATACGTTGGCCGTTCCTCGTCTTCTTGCCTATCCAGTCGGGGTGAGTGACGATGTGCTGCACATGACCCGCATCGTCGCACTCCTCCAACCTACAATGCTCAAACGGCACATGGTGAATCTCGGTGACCTCACACAGCAGGTTGTAGTTCACATGCAGGGCGAACCCGCCGAAGTTGGCCACATCCTGTGCAACGAGTTTGAGAATATCGTCTGCGGTGTCACCCTGCTCGTTCAGTTCCTTCCCGGCCAAGCCGTCCATGAAGCCGTTGCCCTCGATGAATTTGATGTAGCGGGCAAGGCACAACTCAGCCGTACCGCTTGCGGCTGCAATCCTCGACAGGTGCTGCGGATAGAGGTTGTCTTTTCCCCATGCCTGAAGGTTGAGCCGCTGGTGGTAGGTCGTGTCGAAACGGGGTGCCGCCTGTTTCACCTGTTGGACGTTCATTTTTTCTTAGAGCGTTTTGCGGGTGCCTTCACGGGCGTTTCTCCCTGCGGTTGAACACTTGCCCCACTCGGCTTTTCATCGGCATCTGCGGGTGTTTCTGCGGGTTCTTCGGGGATGCGGTCAAACATGTTGCGTTTGTTCGGGAAACGCTCAAGATAACGCTTGGCCACATCGTTGGTGAGGTTGGCATTGGTGTAGATTTGACCATTGTCAAAATCACCGCAGCGGATGATGAAACCCGCCCTCATATGGTAATCGCATTTCTCTCTCATCTTTTGTTCCTTTCTTAGTTTAACGGCCATCTCGATGACGGCATCTTGATAACATCTCTTGCAAGCAGTCTTGCGGAATGTCTTGCCCGTGATTTCGGGATAGAGCCTCGCAATGGTCTGCTTGTCCTCTAATGAAAAGGGGGCGTTTATTCGCCCCCTTAACTCTTCCACGATAGTGAGAGCCTCTTCGTATGTCATGACGAATTAGGCAGTCTTCAACGCCTCGTAAGCGGCAGCGGTAGTGGTGGCATCGGTGTTGAAGAAGAACATCGCACTCAAACGTGCGCCAGTCTCTTGCAACGTGATGAGCCAACCACCATCAGTGTCCTCGCTGTACTTCTCGTTGGTTCCCTCGCTTGCGACGAGGCCCTGGGTGTAACCATAGACCTGGAACTCGGCCTCACCGCTCTCGCCCTTGAACTTGTTGCGAAGAATCACAACGAAGGTGCCGTTTGCAAGGCCGTCGATAATCTTGTTTGCCACTTCGGGAGTGTTCGACAAGACAACGATGGGGATTTGGTGAGTCCAAGTGTTGCGGTAAGTACCTACCTCAAGGGTGGATTGGGTGCCGGTGAAGGGGGTGTTACCCAACTGCTTCACATCATAGCCAACCTTGCCGGTCTTCAAGACGATGGTCTTGATGATGTTGGGGTTGGTGTTGTCGAACACGGTGGCAGAGAAGTCGATGTCACTGCGGTTGATGATGATGCCGTCACTCTCAAGGCCACGGGTAATCAACTCGTCACAATCGAAATCAATCGCCTTGCTGATAAGGGATTCACATAAATTAGCCATTTCTTAATCTCCTTTCTTGGGTTTTTGGTGATTAATAAGCGGCCTGGAATGCCTTGTCCTCCAGTAGCATGGTGCCCAGCTTACCCGTTCCGTAGATGTAGAAGTTGCGGGTAATGTGGTCGAAGTAGAAGTCGAAGTCGTTCACGAACTCACCAGCGGGAGTGCCGACAAGCAGGTTGTCCTTAGTGGTCAGCAAAGCACGGTAGGGCAGTGCGCCATTCTCAAAGGTGGCAATCAACTCGTCCCACTTAGCGACAGCCACATAGCGGATGCCGTTGTAGGTGGTGGTGGTGATGCCCTCGGTCACCTGATCCCAAGGCAGGTTGCAGCAGTTGCTCTTGCGCAAATCCATGTCGAAAGCGGTGGCCATTGCCTGGGTCATGTAGATGACCTTGCCGCTCTTGGCCATGATTTCGGGGCCAGCGTCGATGAGCATCTGGTCGATGAGTGCGGTGGCTGCTCCCTGTGCGGTCATAGCGGCCTTGGTGTTGGTAGCGATGGTGGTGCGCTGTGCGCTGTTGATGGCCACCTGTGCGAAGATGCGCTTCCACAAACCATCAGCCACTGCGATGAGGTCAGTGTCAACGCCGTTGGTGATAGAACCGCCATCGCTGACATTCTCAGCCTCGGTGTCACCGAACCAAGCGATGCGCCAGATGAGGTCAACCAGCAGGTCGTTGATGATGGGGTAGATTACCTCGCTCATGACCTGGGTGCCATTGAGGTCACCAATGGGGGTGCCAGTCTTCAGTGCGTACTCGGCAATCGTGCCTTCCATGTCGGTGTAGCACAACTTCAAAGGCACTACCCAGCAACCCAGTTCCCAACGCTTGAGGGCGTTGTAGGGTGCGAAGCTGCCGTAGGTGGGGTCGCAACCACAGCCGGTGGTGCCGACGGGATTACCCTTGCCGATGAGACCCACGGGGTCACCGTTCTTGGCACGGACTACACGCACATAGTCTTGGATGCGCTCGTCACGCAGGGTGTCGATGTTGATCAGCTGAGAAAGGTCACGGATGTTCTCAGGCTGAAGCAGAAGATTCTCAAGAAAAGTTGCCATTGTTTTCTCCTTTTGTTTATGTTTTACTTTTTGATGTTCTTATTGCGGGCGGCCTCGATGCGCTCCTTGAGGAAATTCCTTGCGGTCACTTCCTCGGCCTTTGAGGTCACGGGTTCACGCTTGTCGGGCGTATAGGTCGATTTGATGCTTGCGGCCACTTTCTCATAGCCGCCAGCCATAGTCACCATGTTAAGGACTTTCAGATCCTCGTTGGTGCGGGCATTGGAGCGGGCCTGTTCCAGCTGTTCCGTCAACTCGGCAACCTGTGCCTCAAGTTCGGCAATGCGCTCTTTCAAGCGGCCATTCTCTTGCTCAAGGTTGTCATCGTGACGTTCTTCTTCCTCTGCGGCCTCGTCTCCTCTCTGTTCATCACCAGCCTCGTCAACCTGCTCCTCGGCTTGACGGATTTCGGTGATGACTCCGTTTTCGACCACGATAGTGGTGTTGTCGGGCATGAGCCATTCACCGTCAGGCTCTGCCACGTCACCGACAGCGGGTGTGCCTTCCTCACGCTCGATGCGCAGTGTGTCACCGCTGGCGGTGGCCAGTTCCATAGCCATCATGGGAGCCTGTTCCTCAGTGCCGAACACGCTATTGATGGCGTTCAAAATCTTTTCCTTGATACTCATATTGTTTACTCTTTTTGCAGATATTGGTGCTATCACTTCCCCGACCATGCCAAGTTCCATCGCCCTCTCCACGCTGATAAACTTGTCCTCTGCCATCAATGCGGCCATCTCGTCCCGGTCACAACCGCAACGCTCGACATACAGGTCGAGGATGCGGTCTTGCTGCTCCTTGAGTTGCACGGCTGCTTTCTCAAGGTCATCGGCTGTGGCCATGCCGTTGTTGCCGACCCATGCGGGGTCGAGCCACGGGTTATGGACAAGGATTTGGGCGTTGGCATAGGCTTTGCGCCTCTCCTTGGGTGCTGCCATCAGTATCACCGTTGCCATTGATGCGGCAGTGCCGTCAACGATGGTGGTGATTTCCTTACCTGTGGCACGGAGTCGGTCATATATTGCCCAGCCTTCAAGCACGTCACCTCCGTTGCAGTGGATATGCACGTCGATGGTCTTGTCCTCGGCTGGTATGGTATCGCAGAACTCGTTGATGTCACGGAACGAGATGCCCGGTTCCATGCCCCACATGCGGGTCACGGCCTTCTCTTGCTCGCTCTGGATGTCGTTGTAGATGTTAAGTACTGCCATAGTTGTCGTAATTTTTCATTGCAAAATTAATTTAAGAGAAATGCGAAACACGAAAATTTTCGCCTTTGGTGTGGGTCACGTCTTGACCCTTTTGCCCATCTTTCGGGCGATGCGTTTGATGGTGGCCTCGCTGATGTTGTACTGCTGCGACAGGAATGCCAATATCCACACCTTTTTGTGGCCTTCTTTCGTCAGCCGTTGCCAGTCCTCATAGACGGCAAGGTAGTTGGCCTCGCTTGGTACGATGCCAGCAGCATCACACATCCGTAGGATGGACTCTGCCGATTTGATTAACTCATAACGTGTCATATCGTTGACATATCCTCGATGACTTGCACCCGGTTCTCGACATCGGTAATCTCCTGTACGCTCACCACGGGAGACGGTGCCATCGCATAACCCTTGGCGATAGCTGCCGCCAGCATGTCCTCGCCCATCTGCGTTCCTGTGCCGCCATGGTGGGTGATGGGTACACCACCGCCCATTTGGTTGATGGCCGACAATAGCGGTGAGAACAATGCCGTGGCGTTGGCCGTCATGATGCTCTCTCCGTTGCTGACCTGTGCGGTGATACTGTCGCTCGTTCCCGTCCCTGCGCCCTGGATGAGTCCACCCTTGGCGAACTTGGCCGACTTGACGGTACTGATGGCCGTGGCGATGTTCGCAAGGATCGTGGCAATAGTTGTGGCGATGGCTGCGATGTTGCCGGGGAACGGAACACTTTGCGCCTGTGCCACACCTGCTGCAATGGCCTTACCTGTGTTGATGGCAATCTCGGCCAATGCCAAGACCTTTGAGATTTTGGCATAGTCGCTCTCGCTGTCACCCATTGACTCAAACACCTTGGCGATGCCGCCAGCGATAGATGCGTAAGCCTCAAATTTCACCTGCTGCACCTGCACCTCCTTGTCGGCAAGTGCCTGTTTCTGGTCGAGGTAATTCTGCTCCAACTCCAACCTGCGGGCGTTGAATGCCTCGATGCTCTCGCCCTCCTGTTGGCGGGCGGTGTCACGCAGCATCTTCACCTGCTCCAGCTTGATGCGCTCCTGTTCCAACTCGTCATCGGCTGCGGCCTGTATGCGGGCGGTGAAGTCGTTGGCCACGGCTTGTGCCATTTCTGCATCCTGTTGCTGCTGGAACTGCGCATTCAGTGCGGCACGTTGCTTGGCGAACTTCTCATAGGTCAGTTGGATGAGGTAGGCTCGTTCCATCTCGTCTTGGACGGACTGCTCGATGCTTTCCACCTCCTGTTGCTGTTGCATGTCGAGTTGCTGCTGCTTCAATCTCAACTCGTCCTCGCTTCCCTTCTTGGCTACGGCCAACAACAACTCGATACGCTTCTGCGCTGCTGCGACCTGCGCCTTGGTGTAGTCATCATAGTTCTTGAGCAACATCTGCTGTGCCTTTTCCGTGGCCTTGGCGATGGCTTGTGCCTCCTTGTCGGCTGCTGCGGTGGATATGCTTGACGAGCCAGTCTTGCCGCTTCCCGACCTGCCTGATGCACCACCAGTGCCAGCAGAACCGCCACTATATCCACCACCATTGGATGATGACCCGCCAGCAGCAGAACCACCACCGCCAAGGGTGATGTATCCAACATTGCCAGCTTCAAGCGTATCGTTGTATGCTTCAACATAAGCAGCACCAGCAGATGCACCGAAACTCCGTGCGCTCATCACGGCATGTCTCCATGACCCTGTGAGGCTGTTTAAGGCATTGTTCCAACCATTCTGCACCTTGTCCCAATCCAAGGTAAAAACACCTTCAATGACACCACCGACACCCTTCATCGTACCCGCAAACGCCTTACCTGCGTCTTGAACGAGCGTGAAGAACGTGCGGGCAGCGTTCCATGCGGTTGCCCATGTCGCAACGGTGAACGAGCGCAAAGCAGTCCAAGCCTTTGCCGAATAATTGTAGAAGGCAATCATCGCATTGAGGCTCTTGACGAGGTTTTGCAGAATGATAAGCAAGCCTGTTTTCCAATACAACTCTGCCTCCTTCTGCATCTCGTCCCATCCCTCAACACCGAACAACGCAAAGGTGTATTTGTTGATTTCCTTCTGCGTCTCATAGATTTGGTTCTGCACCTCGCCATATCTGCCTTCAGCCTCGGTTAGCGAGTCCAACGACATCTCAAGGTCAGCCAATGCCTTGATTTGTTCTTGACCAGCGGCAACACCTTTCTTGCCGAACACGTCATTCATGATGGCACCAGCTTCTTGGGTGTTCGCTCCTACGTCCTTCAGGTGGGTCGAAATCTCTTGGATGGCACCTATCATCGTGGTGGTGTTATCGGCCAGTCTGCGCTTCAAGTCCTCGGCATTGATGCCGATGCCCTGCAATGCGTTGGCCGTGCTGCTGGACATGTCACGCAACGACTTGCTTGCTTTGGTGATGAGGTCAAGACCATCCTTGGAGAAGATGCCGCTGCGGGTCTGCTGGAGAACGGCAACAAGTTCCTCGGCACTAAGACCGGCATCCTTCAATGCGGGGCCATACTGCTTGATGTTGTTGAGGAAATCGCCGTTAATGTCGGCACCTGCGGCGAAGCCTTGCGCCACAAGGTCGCTCGCCTCTTGCCAGTCCATGCCGAACTGCGCAACAAGCGTGTCAACTGTCTGTAACGTCTCCTTGAAGTCTTTGCCGAATGTGTCCGCAACGGCTTGCACGGATGAGCGGATGTTGTTCAAGTCATCGCCAGTTGCTCCAGTGAACTGCTTGG